GGATTGTCGCGCGCCTCTACCATTGCGTGTGCTCGGTCGGCCCGGGCTCGCTGCTGGTGTTCTGCAGCCCATGCTGCGCTTGTCTCTGTCTTCGCCATCTGAGCAATCCTCCGTGTGTACGTGGGGCCGATACCTCCGGCCCCTTCCCACAGTCTATACCATCAGGTGCTGTACGGGCTAGGCAGGATGGTAGTTGTGAATGTGTGAGCGTGCGCTCTACGCTGCGGGCGGTCGGGCGGGTTCTGAGATCTAAGTAGGAAGATCACGGATCAAGGAAGCACCGTTGGTAGGTACCTAGGTTTCTCACTGGCTACCGGCTGGCTGGCTGGCTGGCTAGACCTCAGCACCCCTGCTCCCGCGCGTTACTTTCTTTCTGACTGACTGACCGCGTCGCGGAAAGTTTCACGCTTGCGAGTGCTGGCCTCAGAGCCCGTGATAGTTTCGCCCGGCCCCTGCGCACGCTGCCATACCCATCAATTGATAAGGTGAGTAGGCAGGTGCACCGTACCCGGGTGTCGGGAGCCAGGCGCACCCCCTTAAGGGGGGAAAAGCCCTCGTACAACAAAAGACCAGTAGCGCCCTCCCTATATGCCATGCAGGCTACAAGCAGGGGGTACACCATCGGGGTGTGTGGTGTGCGGAGGTGTGGTGTACGTGGTGTGCGGACTAACTTTCCACGGGGAGGGGAGGGGGTGTGGTAGGCCCTGGGGATCGGGTGCAACCGGGGGATGGGGTAGAATTCAGGAGCGGGGGAGCAAATTTCCTGCGAGGAGGTTGTGTGGCACGCAACTACAAGAAGGAATACCGCGCGTTTCACGGCAAACCGGCGCAGCGCAAGAAGCGCAGTACGCGCAACAAGGCGCGGCGGGCGTTGGGGTTAAAAACGGGCAATCCGAAAGAAGTCGATCATCGCAAACCGTTGAGCAAGGGTGGCACCAACGCACGGAAGAATCTCCGCGCGGTGTCACGGAAGACGAATCGCAAGAAGGGGGCGAAGTAATGCCACGAGTGGGACGACGCAAGTTCCCCTACACCGCACGCGGCAAGAAGGCGGCACAGGCGTACGCGAAGAAGCGCCGGGCGGCGGCGCAGAAAAAAAAGAAACGGACGACCCGATAGAAATCCACACGTAATTCCAGTAGGCTCACCATACGTCCTGAGATGGAAAGGGGCGCAGGATGCCGCGTGTGGGTGCATCCGAGTCTGCGACTGGCCGTTGGCATGCGGCCCATCCCCGAGGGACCACTCGGCGGTTTCGCGGATCGCGTGCCGCGCGTCGGTATGCCTTCGCACGGAAGAACGGGTGGCGCGCACTCAATAACACCGTCCGGGAGGTGGTGATGGCCGCAGGTATTCCCGAAGACCGAGCCCCCGATCGGTTGCCCGACCCCGACCCGGCGTACCCCATCATTCTGCCCAATGGGGATCACTTTGATCAGGCCACGATGCACAAAGCGATGCAGTCACGCCTGCCGCAAGTGCTGCGCGCCGTCGATGAAGGGTTGAAGGGCGACCCCATCTACGAATGGCAGACGAACGACGACGGCACCAAGGTCAAACAACTGGTTGGCCGCAAACCCAACGCCAAGATCGTCGAACTCGCCCTGCAACACGGGTATGGCAAACCCAAGGAAACCCATGAGGTGGAAATCGGCAGCCGGTTGGAATCCGTCATGGAGGCCCTCAAGGGGCAGGTCAGCGTGCCCGTCCTCGATACCGGGACGGTGATCGACACCGCCGTGGTGACCGATGTCTGACTTCAGTGGCCCAGCGATCTGGTACGCGCTGGACTACCCCCAAGCCCAATGGCGACACGATATCGCCGAAGGGCTCCGCGACACGCAACCCGAACTCGCCACCCTGATCGATCAAGGCCAGGTGTACATCCCGGTCGACATCTTCCTCGACATGCACCAATTGCAACACGACCCCGTGGTGCGCTTCGTCACCAAACGGGTGGGCCGCCAGGCCGGGAAGACCACCGCACAAGAAGCGGGCCTCTGGGACGACGTCTGGCTGCCCGATGATGAACACGGCAGCCCCCTGATCTGGGTCGGGGCGGATGAGAAAACGAACGCCGACAAAATCTGGGGCCGCTTCATCGCGCACGTCGACCAACTCGATGATGCCCTCAAGCAGCACTTTCGCGAGAATAAAAACGACGGCGTGATCACGATCGACGCCGGGACGTTCCAGAACAAGTGGCCGATTCGCATCCTGCGAAAGACCGGCGAAAACGCCGGGACCTGGGTCGGTGATCCGCTCTCCCGCGCCCGCCTGGATGAGGCGCAGCAGATCCCCGATACCGCGATCACGAACATGCTGCCCGCCTTGCAAACCCGCCAAGGCAAGATGTTTGCAACCGGGGTGGCCGAGAATGATCACCATGGAACGACGTGGTGGTATCTCTTCAACAAGCGTGGAGCGGATGCCTCCGATGCGGAGTTCTACGCCTCCGCTGCGCCCTCCTGGGCAGTGCCCTGGCAAGATCAAGCACAGATTGAACGGGATCGTGATGTCCTGGGGGATGAGCTGTGGAGCGCGCGCTACGCCGCCGAGTTCCCCACCCTCTCCGGGGCGGTCTTCCCGGCGGAGTATCGGGAGCGGTTCTTTCATCAGGGCCTCAGCCTCAAGGAGCCCGATGAGGGATCAGGGATCTATGGTGCCGGTTTAGATGTGGCGTCCGGTGGGGATGACTTCACCGTGCTGACGATCGGCGATGAGCGTAATCGACAGATTGTGTTTGCCCGCGCCTACCCCCGCATCGAACCGCACTTGCAGCAAAAGCTCGTCGCGGAAGATTTGCATCGCTACGGCAACGCGCATGGGTTACTGGATGGCACCGTGGCGGGCATCTACTGGGCGACCGACCTGGCGAACCTCCAGTGTCGCCTGACCCCGTATGAGATGAGCGGGCGTGGCAAGGCCACCTTGATTGAAGAGTTTCGGCGGGCGCTGGAGCGTGAACTCATTAGTTCACCACCGATCCCGCAACTGAATGATGAGATGGAAGTCTACCAACGTACGGAGCACCGGAATCAATACGGGGCCTATGGGTACGATGCCCCACGGGGGTACCATGATGACTGGGTGGTATCAGCCGCGCTGCTGAATAAGCAGCTGGGAGCCGGGTCCGCCATCCGTGCGCGTCGGGAAGGGACCCGGAAGGTGATGGCCTATGTCTGATCTGACCATCGATGAGATTCGCGACATCGCACAAACACTCCGTAATGACACGTATGCGAGTCGCTTCAGTGAGTTTGCCCGCGATCAGCTGTGGTACGACCAGGCGATCGAACTCTCTGATCTGTTTCCCAACTTTGACCAGACCGACAAACTTGATCCGGTGGTTCTGCCGTTCGCGGAAACGTACATCAACTCGTTCACCGACCACATGGTCAACTCGTCACGCCGGGTGGTCCCCTACGTGAATCCACGACAGGTGGAAAAGTCGGGGGAGGACAAAGCGGTTCAGTTCGCCACCCTCCGTGGGGAGCTACTGGGCTTCTTCCATGAACGGACCAACCGGAACATCGAAGGTATTCGGCCCGATCGGGACACCGCGAAATTCCTCGGCTTACGCGGTATGGCGATTAAGGAACTCACCTTCGATCGGGAGCAGCACAACCGCACGGGGTTTGGTTTCGATGTCGTTGCTCACGATCCATGGACGGTGCTCCCTGATCCCCGGGCACGCGATAAGCAATTCATTATCCGGGAGTTTGATACCACCCTGGCTGAGGTGTGGGAGACCTGGGGGCACGAGTCAGGCATCCACGAACCGCTGCAACTCGCGGAGCTTTCAGGTGAGTCTCCTACCCGGCTGGTGGGGGTGACGCAGTACATCGATAAGGACGCCTTCATCTTCATTGTTGGCAATGAGATGGTGCAGATCCCGAACGACTTCGGGTTCCTCCCCTACGTCTTCGGCTTCAACGGGTTGGGCCTTACCGCGCAGAAGGATGAGCACACGGACGACATGGGCATGGGCATGCCCGGCATTCGGGATCGCTTCGCGCTGGAGTCGCGTTCGTTGCTCAAGCCGATCCACAATGTGATGAGCCATGCGGTTCGGATGGACACCTCCCTTTGGGAGGCGATCAAGCAATCAATCTTCCCCTTCGGCCTTGCCATCAATATGGAGGAAGAGGAGTTCACTGTGGAGGCGGGCACGCTGACCCCGGTGACACAGGACGGTCAGACGAACGAAGACATTCAGTGGCGACCGCGCCCGCCGATTGATCCCAATGTGTGGAGTGGCATCGCGCGGCACCAGAGCTGGATGGACCGCTTTGCCGGCTCCCAGGTCTTGCAGGGCCAGTCGGAGCGCACCATCTCCTCCGGGCTGGAGTTTGAGAGCCGCCTCCAGCAGGCACGCCTGACGTTCGGGGAGGCGTCTGAGGCATTTGTCGGGATGGACATCGGTCTTGGCTGGATGCTGCAACGCTACATCGAGAAGCACCGCCTCACGACCACGGTCGCGTTCCAGACCCCGACGCACGTGCAGGAGCAGGGCAGTCGCACTGTCAAAGGGGTGGACCTGGACGGATTCTACGATCACGACGTGACGATGCTCGCCCCCGGGCAGGAGCAGATTGACTTCCAGCGCCTGGTCACTCGAATTCAGTTGTCACAAGCGCCGGGTCCCGGCCCGACGATGGAGTGGGCCTTGGCCGATCAACCCGGGATCGATCCGAAAGATATGTTGCGGCGCAAACAGCTTGAGGCGGCAAAGTTCTCCGCGCCGGTCATGCAGGTGCTGGCGCAGCACGCCGCCAACGAACTCAATCTCGCGCTGCAAGAGATGCAGGCCGAGGCGGAAGCTAACACGATGGAGAATCGTATGCTCGATGCCGTCACTCAGGGGATGCAGGCGGGTGAGGAGCAAGCGTTCAACGAAACGAATATTCAGCGCCAGCTTGAGAGCACGATGGCGCAAGCCGTGCCCGGGCAAGGGAATGCTGGGCGTCCCATTCTTGGGCCAAACACCGGTGCCAACGGAAATGCCTGAAATGGACTCCCTCTGGGATGACATGATCCTCGACATCCGCGAAGTCGCGGCAGAGATGGTCGCCGACATGCGCCCCTTGTTTGATGTGCAGTTACGGCAGCAACGGATGACGACGTTTTTGAAAAAGCTGGATGGCGAGGGATTGGATAAATTCCTGCGTCGTTGCGGACACAAGTATGCTGGGACGTGTGATTGCACTGCGTGCGGAAGCTTCGCAACCATGATCCTTGGGAACAGCTAAGGAGTACGAGATGGCAATCCCTCAATGGCTACTGGATCGCCAGGCTCAACGGAATCAGGGTGTGCAAACTCGGAATGGGTCATATTTCGACCCACTGCGGGGGCGGTGGGTTGATACCGCATCTGGTGTGTTGTTGAGTCCAGGAGTAGTGGAATATCACCGTGGCGGAGTGGCCCCGGGTGAAGGGCTTGTCACGCTAGGTCCAACGTCGGCGGCGGACCTTGCGGAGCGGCAGAAGATGATTGAAGAGGGTCGCGAATGGGACCGTTTCCTGGCGGATATGGCCCTGATTGGCGGGGTGGCTCCTGCGTCGATGGGTGGGACTGGGACGGACCCTTCAAGGATCGGTTTCACACGCGCGGTTAATGTCCGCACGCCTGCTATGCGTGATCGGATTGCGGCGGGTGGTGCTCCAGCGTACCTCCGCATCCCCCAAACGGAATTTACCGCAGAGGACGCACGGGACTCACTGGGGGTAGTCAATAATGGGCCAACAGTGGACCCGCCTGTAACAGTGGACCAGCCTGTAATAACGGACCCAAACGGAACAGCGGCGGCAAACGCGGCAGCGGCAGCGGCAGCAAACGCGGTGCGGCTAAAAGAGGAAGCGGACCGCGTACGGCGCGAGCAGGACCTTCGTTATCTCGAAAATGCACTCGGGGTGAGTCGGGCCGTAGCGACATCTCCGCGACCTTCGCCTATCCGGGCTTCTGTGGCTACCCCATTCCAGATGGACGCCCTCTTTGACCTTTCCGCCGATCTAATAGGTTCACCAACCATCCGCCCCACAAGAGCGGGTCTAACTGGCTCACCTTTGCGACCGTACCAATCGACGCAAACGCTCAATCGCCCGTTTTCCCAGCAAGGCTTTGCAAATCCTGACGGCCTCTTCGGGCCAACATATTCATGGCAGCGATAGGTGAGTGTTGTGATTGAGCGAGTGATTGCCGCTGTGACAATGCAAGATTGGGGTCGCTATGGTACCGCGCTCTGAAATAGATCCCTGGTGGCCAGATAACCTTCCGAGCTTATTCGGCACCATTACTACCGAACGCGGAACAGACCCCGAGACGCTCGAAGCTTGGAGCGCGTGGCAGCGCGAGCGAGCCCCACTAAGTCAGCTACGTCGGCTCGAAGAATGGAAAGGGGACCTGACAGAGGCACAGCGACGATCGATCGAAGGCGGTGTGGTCCGCATCATCATGGACCCCGAGGCGGTTGATGAGCTGGGACGTCAGATCCCTGACGCCTACATGCTCAAATTAACTGATTATGGCCGGAGTATTTCGCAAGAAATGCGAGATCGGATTGCCGCTGGTACCTCGGGGACTGATTCCGCCGGGACGATCAAACTGTTCACCGAGGGGTTGTCTCCAGAGCATCGCGACTTAGTCGAGCAACGCATTCTGACGGTGACGGTTGACCCGGACACCGGGGTTCCCTACCTCATTAAGGGGGCAATGGCTCAGCTCCTCCCTGAGGAGCAACTCAATGCGATCCTGGCGCAAACCTTAGGTTTGCCACCCGGTGCCCCTCCGGGACTCACTCCAGCAGAGGCTGCCGCTCTTCGGCTTGAGGAGGCTAGCCTCCTTGGGCGCTTAGATGGGGCCTCCACACTTGAGCGCGAGCGCTTTGAGCAAGACCGTGACCTCCGGCGAGCGGCGCTACTCGGTCAGGTCCTGGTAGATGGGCAGCTGCGTGAAACGCTCGATCGTCAGAGGTTGGGGGTGCAGGAGCAAGATATCGCGCAGCGTGGCGATATTGCTCGTGAAGGGTACGCCGTCGACCGGGAGCGTCTCGCGCTTGAACAGTTGCTCGGCGAAATGGGGATGGGCCTTCGTGGTGACGAGCTGGCGCTGCAACGTATGTTGGGGATGGGCGGCCTTGATGTGGATCGTGGAGCGCTGGCGCTGGATGCCGAGTTAGGTCGCGGCTCCCTAGCGGAGCAGGTTCTAGCACGCGAGCAGGCATACCAGCTCGATCGCGAACGTCTTGGTTTAGATCAAAAACGTTTTGGTTTAGAACGGGCGGGCTTGATGGGGTTCATGGGGGGCGTGCCCACGCTGGAGACGGGAATGGCGCTCGGAGAGATCGGGGGAAGGCCAACGCTGGACGCGAAGCAGCTGGCGTTGAACAAGGCGGCGCTAGAGGCGGAATGGATTCGCAACCCGTCGAACTTCATTGTCGCACAGCTCCTACGCGGAGGGCCGGGGACAACTGTGGGGCTCAATATCCCTGGTCGCATCGCGGAAACGCTCTACGGGGGTAAGCTGCCCAACCCCTCGCAGCTGGGCTACGGGACGTTTGGTCCGGGGCAACTGAAGGTACCCTCACTGCAAACGCTCAACCAGCTCAACGAGGATGAACTACGGGCCGTCGCCGCTGCCGCGCCATTCGTGACAGGCGGCATGGTGACTCCCACGCAGTACTTTGGTGATGCGGCGTATCAAGGTTTGCGAGCGTTCTAGCCCATGGTGAACGACAGAGCACGCGACATTATCGATCGGCAGGTTCGGATAGCACAGCGCCAGAGACGTAGTCCACTCTTGGGCACGTCTGACCTGATCGGGCCGGATGATATTCGTCGTCTTGGACCGGATGAACCACGCGAGCCGAGTGGTGGCGGATTCTTGGGGGACGCGCTGGGGTTTGCTACCGAGGGCCTCGGGGCACTAGGTCTAATGGGAGCCCTTGAGACGGCGCAGTCCTTTGCCAACCCCCTTGAGTTCCTCGGCATCGATACGGGGGTGCAGGTTCCGGGCAGGATTCGTCCTGAGGATAGGTCCGGCTCCCTCAATCCACTAGTGATTGCTGCTGAGGCGCGGGCAGCACAAGAGCGCGATCTCGGCCAGGAACTTTTTACCGCGCCACTCCTAGGCAGGGTGACACCAGCCGGGATCGGTCGGCTGGTTGTGGACCCGCTGAATATTGTTCCGCTACCAATTGGCCTAGTTGGCAAGGCCGCGAAAGCGACTCCGGGTTCTGAGAGGGTTGGTCGTGAACTGGCCGCACGAAGCGGGGCGCTGTTTGGTCGCGAAACCCTCTTAGGGCAAACACTGACGGGTGTGACTGGTATCCCAGAGTTATTCCGAGTGGTTGGGAAAGGGCTTGCGGCAGGCCCGCGCGGCGTAACGGCGGCGGTGGGCCGGAAGGTGCGTGGCCGTCCTGATGTTGACCGGGAATCCTTTAAGGTCTTGGACAAAAATGCCACACCAGAGGCGCACCTTCGCGCGAACCCCGACTTTCTGCGGACCGACAATGTGCAAGATATTGCCAATGAACTGTCGATGAAACAGCGCGTCAGCTTGCTTGGTCGGCTTCCTGTCCTTGGCGATCAGATCCAGGGGTCTTTCAACCGCCTGCGTGGTCGGCTGCCGGATAACGCTGATCCTGATTTGGTTGGCGCAGTGATTTATGAGGGTGTACAGAAGGCTGTTGATGCGGAGAATTTGACGGCGTTTGCATCTACCCAATTTGGGGAAGCGATGCAAGCGGCCAAGTTCAAGACGGACGCATATGGCCGGATCACGGTGCAACTGAAAAATAGTGCTGAGGCGGACGGCTTTCTTCGGAAACAACTGGAAGCGGATACGGCGGCGTACCGGGCGGCACTGGCACGCTGGAAAAAACAGGGGGAAACCTGGCGTGGGCGATTACGCCGAGGGCCTGAACCACAGAAACCCCAGGCGTATACAGAGGCAGAGGTTGTCGGTGGTCGTCAAGCTACAGGGAAGCCTGTAGGGCCATGGAAAAAACGTACGTACACGTTTGAGAATTACGGCGCGATGCGGGAGGCGCTTGAGCATGTCGACGTGCAGGGGCCAGGGGGGTTGACGCAGGCGCAGCGTAACGCGATCGACATCGGTGACGGGTGGGTGGCGTTTGCCAATGATGTGCTACTGGCGACAGGGGCGGATCGGAAATTACTCTATTCCAATCTAGGTAAGTATTTCCCTCGGCGCGTGATCGGGAAAGACACGGGGGAGGAACTGCTGCGATTTGGTGATGTGCAGATGAATCGTAGTGGGCAGGTTGTATCTTCAAAGGCCGGGGCGTCTCGTCCGCGCACATTTGAGTCTGCGTCGGATGCGGTGGCTGCTGGCTATCAGCTCGAAAATGATCCGGCACGCGTGCTTGCGACCTATATGCGCGGCACACTCCACGAGGCCATCGATCGTCATGTAGAGAGGCTAGCAGCAGAGTTGCCGGGCGCGGCGGCGGCAAAGACCCCTGGGGTGGCACAGGGGAAGTTCCGCAAAACGGTCCTCGGGGCAGATGAGACGAAGCGACTCACCCGTGCGTTCGAGGACCCAGCGGAATGGACAGGCCCGGTGGGTGTTGCCATGCGGGGCTTGCAGCGATTCAACCAGGTCGCGGTCCCACTGATGACGACGCTGGACATCAGCGGGACGATGATCCAGGGGGGAATGTCGCTATTCTCACACCCGGTGGCATGGTTACGGGCGGTTGGAATTGCGACGGCATCACTGGCGAATCCAGCAATCTACCGCAACTACCTGGATAACAAGGCTGAGTTAATGGTACGCGGGCAAAAGAACGGGCTCGTGTTTCTCTCATCCCATGATGCGAGTGAGTTTCTGTTCCGCCCACCAGCCGCTTTGCGTCGCGTTGCTGGTCAAGACAATGTCCTTGGTAAGGCTACAAGGAAGTCTGCGTTTTTGCCCAAAATGGCAAACCTTCATTTTTCGAGGTTTGGCAATGTGCTGCGCGCGGAATTATGGGAGGGGGTTGAGCAAACCGCCCTAGCGACCGGGAGGGAGTATACGGAACGTGAGTCGCGCGATCTGGCTGGCGTGTTGAACAACATGACAGGGGTGGGAGTGAAAGGGTTCGGGCAGGGTGGGGGTGCCTTAATTTTTGCACCACGTTTTTTCCGAAGCCAGCTCGATCTGATCGATAAAGCGATTGCAGACGGCACTGTGGCGGGGGACATGGCGCGTGAAAACATTTCGCGCTATTTCGTGCTGGGCGCGATGTTCACGAAATTCACCAACGATGCGAACGGTGAGGAAACCGTCTGGGACCCTACCGACCCCAACTTCATGCGGATACGTGGGTTGGGGCGGGACATTTCTGTGTTCGGCGCGTACGACACGCTGTTCCGTGCGTTAGCGAAAGTGCCCGAGGACGGATTTGGGGCGGCAGCGCAACTAGCTGAATCTAAAGCCTCACCTGCGATTGGCCGCATGCTGGATGTGATGAAGGGGTACAACTGGGATGGGAAGGCAATCAAGTTCGACAATTTGGATAATATCGCGAGCAGCTTCGAGCTGCTAGCGGCGGAGCAAGCGCCTATTGGGATCACGAACATCTACGAGGAAACCCAGGCCGGGGTGCAAGCAGGTTTGTCTCGTGGGGCCCTGGCAGCGGGGGCGCTATCAGAATTCGTCGGCACAAAATCCGCGCCGCTCTCGGTGGGCGATCGGTTTGACAAGATCAAGGATGAGGGGGCGCGCCTGGTTGGTGAACGGTATGGCGTGTCGGTGCCTGATTATGATGCGCTGGTGCGGCGAGAGGGTAATTACGGCGCAAATGCGCTGCTGGGGGAGTTGAATTACGCTCCGCTTTTGGCATTAGAGGCTGAATCCACTGTAGAGCAGGCGGCACGGGCACGGAGTGGCGCACTGTCAGACATGGGCCTTTATTTTCTGGAGCAAGGGGAGATCAAGGCGCGCAAAGTCGCTAAAGAGTTAGCGCTTCAGGAAGAGTTGCAAGCAGGTCGGATTACCGGGAAGACCTACCGTCAGCGTATGGGGGATGTCGGGCACGACGCGAGGGTGGAATACGCGCAGTTGGCACGGGGTCACGCGGGGGTAATTGAGCAGTTCGAGGAATCCCCCCACCCTGTCGATCAAGCGGTTTCGGAGTACCTTAGCCTCTACGAACAGGCCAAGACGCCAAGCGGGCACCTGGATCGGCCATTACTTGATGCCCTTCAGGATGGGTTTCGATTGAAGCATGGTGTAGATATCGAACGGCGCGTTGAAGGGGCCATCCTTGATCGCAAGGAGGATACCCCTGAGGGGGAGAAGTTACGCCTGGCGCAAGAGCTTCTCGCTCCACTCTTTCAAATGAAGGAGCGCCTGTTTCGAGCGGCGCGTGAAGACGAGCCCGCTCTTCAGCAATATCAATCACTTGCACACCTCGAAGCCGTCATTCGCAATCAGGCAATGGAGGCGGACCCGTACAACCCTGACCGCATCGAGGCGATACTCCGGCAGCGGACTCCGATCTTGCGGCGGATCGCGGTAGTTGATGAGCGGTTTAAGCGGCGGATGCGGAACAACCCCGCTGTTCTGCGCGCTCTCAATAAGTACTACAGCTAAACCGTCTCGACAGGTGATCAGTTCTGGGATACGCTGCCACCGAAATCCTCTATACCCAGCCGACGCCTACTGGTGTCCGCTTATCAATGGAGATGGTGATGGTAAGTGACCCGTCCGCAGCCCCCGATGATGGCATGGAACCCCCGGCGCTTGCGCCCGAGGTTTCCGATACAGAACCGGCAGCCGACGCCGCCGAACCAGAACCAACGATCGCTGATGTCCTCGCTGCACTAAAGGTCGCCCAGGGCCAAGCCCGAGTGGCTGAGCAAGCGACGCGGGACCTCGGTGCTCGTTTTGATGAGTCGGAGCGCATGCGTGAACGTAGTTTTGCGTCACTGGTAAATGTACTCGATGATCCTGGGGCCGAAGACCTTGCCGCCCCAGCAGGTGAATCAGCACTAGCCACGACCCGAAGTGAGCGTTTCGCACAAGCGTTAGAAGAATCCAAGGCAGCCGACCAGGCCGCCGCCACTGCGCCGTCGCCAGAGGCAACTGCGCAGTCGATGGAACTGGTCCGCTTACAAGGACAGATCGAAGGGGAGATTGGTGCCTCTGGGCTCGATGTTCAGGCGGTACTACAAATGCAGCAAGCCGCAGCGGCGATGGGCGATCGGTCCCTCGTTCCAACTGCGACGGATGCGAATGCACTCGTGCTGGAATGGCGCGAGCGATTGATTCCTTTGATCAAGCAACGCCAAGCGCAAGCAGGCGTCGACCCATCGAACTCGAATCTCGCAAATGCAGCGCCCCAAGGGACGCCTGCAACCCCGGGAACCAGCGCCGCCGCCGGGTTTAAAACCTTCGGCGATGTGGAAGATGCGTTTAATGAAAGCAAGATCGATCAGGTACGCCTGGTCGAGCTGGCGAAAACCTTTCCTGAGGGTCGGCGATTCTTGGAGCGCTTAGAAAAAAACAGATAGGCAACCCAGATGGCGATCACACGCACAACTGAGCTAAATGAGCTTGTGCGACGCGCTGTCACTGCGGCAAGAATGACCCTGCAAGGGGAAGCGGTGGTTCGTGGCAATCTCACTGATTCGCAGACGCTGCCACGAAATACCGACACCTCTCTCAAGGTCCCGAAGCTGTCTCAGATTTCCGCCTTTGGTTTGACCGAAGGCGTCGATATGGTGCAAGCGCAAGCAGTGACGGATTCCGTCGTTACGATTACGCCTTCCGAAGTTGGATGCCAGGTAATCTTGACCCGTAAGCAGGTACAGACCTCGTCAGAGGATTCTCGCACCAAGATCGGGCAGATCCAGGGCAAGGCGATGAGCAAGAAGACTGAGCAGGACACGATGGCCCTGTTCAGTGGTTTTGATACTGACCTCGGGTCAGCCGGTGCGGCACTCGACCACGATGACATTGGGCGTGGCCGCTCAAACATCCGTGGTGATCAGACCGAGCCGAACGATGCGCGAACGGTGTTCGTGGGCCAACCCCACCACTTCTTCGACATCTACCAGGACCTGACCGAAGATCCTACGTCGAACGTCGGGAACATCCCTACGGGTATGTCGGAAGACATCTACCGGGAGCACTTCCTCGGACGACTCCACGGCACAGACCTGTTTGAGAGTTCCCTGATGGTGGTGGACTCCAGCGATGATGCCGTTGCAGCGGTCTTCACGCCTGCTGCGATCATCACGGTCGACTTCATGAAGCCAACCATGGACCCCGAGTACGACGCCTCGCTTCGCGCGTGGGAGTTGAACTTGGTGGCCGACTACGGACAGGCCGAATACCAGGGCCTGTGGGGCTATGCGATCACCGCAGACGCCTCACCACAGACGTAGGGGGCTAACATGAGTTTTCCCACAGACATTTATGGAGCCGAAGGCGAGCAGTGGAACACGTACAGTGACCAACGCCACGTCCTTGGCACCCGACTGATCCTGCAAGACGGTCGCACGTTCCGCTTCGTCGAGAACGGTGGCACGTTACTGGTCGCCGGGAACGTCATCCAGGCGGAAGCCCCCGGGGCTAACTTTGACGAGTTGGCTGTAGCCTCAGCCGCAGCGGCTGGTTCTGAAACCGTTACCGTTACGCTGGGGTCCTCGGCTGCGACGGTGGACCTCTTTGCGGAGGGTTACCTCTTCGTCGAGGATGACGCGGGGGAATCGTACCTCTACCCGGTGCGGTCGCACCCGGCGGCAGGCACGTCCTCCTCACTGGAGGTCACGATCTGGAATTCAATTCAGGTCGCGCTGACGACCTCCTCCACGGTGCTCCTGCTGAAGTCACTCTATAAAGACGTGATTCAGATGCCGACCACGGGCACCGGAGACATCGTTGGTGTGGCTGTCAGCCCGATTCCGGTGAATGAGTACGGCTGGATTCAAACGCACGGGCCGTGTGGTGTCCTCACGGACGGTACGCTGGTCGTCGGGCAGCACATTCGTGCCTCCGACGGCGTGGCTGGTGCGGTTGAGCCGTTGGACCGAGATGGAACGCATGAGAACGAGGCCGAACTCGGTCGCGTGATCTCCGTCTCGGCGACGACGGAACAGTCGCTCTGCTACCTCACCATCGAGTAGCTGCAACTGGCAGGGGGAGGGGCTTCGGCCCCTCCCTTTTTCCAGGAGGTACTTATGGCTGAGCAGGATGGGCTACGGCAAGATCGCAATCCGCATCAAACGGGATGCCGCTGTGAAGACCCGCGTTGTACAGCGCGGGTTCGTGATCCGCGCAAACCCCGGGTCATGCGGATGTCCGTTGATGTCGGCCAGCTGCGTAAAATGCAGTCCTTCGATCCAGCTGATGCGGCGGCACTTGGTGCGGCGGCGTACCGGGTGGCGTCCCAGGGCCACGTCCGTATCCGTGATCCAGAGCAGGAGCGCCAGCAAATGCCGGAGTTCCTGGAGGTGGATGCGCCGGGCCGCACACTGTTTGTGAGCACGCAAGGGATGCGGGATGTCTGGGAGCTGACCGCAGAGCTTGGCGAAATCATGGCCGAACAAGATCGGGCAGAAAGTCGCAAGCGCTGGCAAACCTACCGTGACTCCAAGCATCGCGACATCGTGACCGAACACCGTCAGTACAATGAAGCCTTGCTGCGCTACGGGCGCAGCCACGCCCGAACGGGGCGGTTTAAGGAATCGAGAATCTAAATGGCAACCAAAGCACCGCAACCCCCGACTGTCGCAACTGACAGTCCCACCCCAGGGATGACTCGCGCACAGGCGGAGGTTCTCCTTCGTGATATGGCGCGGTCGTTCGACATCGACTTGAACGACGCTGCGAACATCGATCACTTTGAGCACGTCGATCCTGAAACGGGGCGCGGCCTCAAGGTGCATGGCGGCACCGTCTACATCCGGGCATACCGTGAAAACGGGCAAGCGTGCTGGCTCCCACGGGATCAATGGCGTGAGAACTACCAGGATAAGAAAGTTATTGAGAATCCGCGTCAGCGCCACAAGCGCGTGCTGACCGGGCGGCCCCTCTTCACACCTGAGCCGCCCCCAGGGCGCTTGCAGGCGATCATGGAGAACCAGGCTCCGTGCCCGGTGTGTGACAAGCTGATGGATGCGAAGTCGAAGCGCTACCGTTTCGCGGGCAGCAATAGTTCACTACTGACGGCACTGAACCACCACACACTGTCCCGGCACCCCAAATCCGACGAAGCGCAGGACATTCGGAGCTTCCTCGATGTGGAGACGGATGCGCGACAGGCCAAAATTATGGCGAGCGCCCTACGTGAAGCGCTCCAACCTACCGGAGGTGAATGATGGCCGTTCGTGGGCCGTTTACAGCATTTGAACAGATGACCGTGAGCGACACCGCGCTCACGCTCGATGCGACGAAGCAGATTGGTACGACGGGGGCATTCATCACAGCGGAAACAGCCGATGTGCGGTTTCGTGTGGATGGCTCCGCGGCAACGGCATCGGTGGGGCACAAGCTCGCGTCAGGGGATCGGCTCCTACTCGAATCCCCGCAAGAGGTTGCGAACTTCAGCGTTATCCGTGTGTCGGATGATGCGACATTGTTTGTGAGCTTCACCAAGAAGAGCCCGTTGTCGTAAATGGCTGTAACGACGCAAACCGTCGTACAGAATGTTGCCCGCCTGCTGGGCGGCTTCCAGGCGGTGACGGCGACCGGTAACGGGTCCACCACCACGGTTGTGGATACTAACCTGAAGAACTACGTGAACGACACGTTTGCGTCGTGGTGGCTGCGGGCAACCTCAGGGACCAACGATGGCGAGGAACGGCGCGTCAAGTCACTCGTACAGTCCACAGGGACCTTGACGGTGGAAACTGCCTTCACGGCATCGACCGCGACAAATGACACATTTGAACTTCACAAGGTGATCTCACCTAATCGGGTGATCGAGGCACTGGCAACAGCGCGGCACCGGACCTTCCCGGCGCTGAGCAAGCTTGTGGAGGACACCTCGGTGATGACTAATGCCCTCACGGGGACACGGGTCACTGTGCCCGATGTGATTGAGGGGCGTCCCACTGCGATCTTCTTGGAGACGCCAGTCGGGGAGGGTGTTGAGAACTTTCTCAGTAACGCCGATGGTGAGTCGACAGACGATCTGACGGCTACCAATGTGACACTCTCGCTCCTGACGCGCACCACGGGGTACACCGATGTGCCGAAGTACGGCAACGGCGCTGTCAAGGTCGTCGCGGGTGCCTCATCAGTCGGCACGGTCGCCGAGGGGAATACGGCCACGGTGGCCGACATGCGGGGCATTGCGCTCTCGTACGCGCGGTGGGTCTACAGCCTGACGGCGTCCCGCATCACCGTGCAGATCAACGATGGGATCGGGACCACGTCGTCGAGTACCCATGGGGGCACCGGGTGGGAGCTTCTCCATGTGACGCGCGACATCGTGACCAACGCCTCCGCATTGACGCCAGCGGTATCGAACACAAGCGCGGCGGCGTTCACATACTTCCTTGACCAGGGGTGGTTCTACCAAGGGACGAAGCCACCTGTGCGGTACAACCACCGGCTAGAGCACTGGCAGTACCACGATCGGGTGACGCGCGAGGTCGAGTTTTCCGACTTCCTCCCCCACAACCGGCAGTTGTACATGCAGGGGCAGGGGTTGATCGAGGAGCCGACGACGTATAGCACCTCGCTGAGCATCACCGAACAGCAGGCGGAATTGCTCGCGATCGTCGGGGCGATTGAAACGCTCAAGCGTTGGCGCAACCAACTCAGTGGGTTGAGCCGCGAGCAGGCGGTCGAGATGCAGGGCGACTTTGAGCGCGACCTGGCGCAGAAGAAGCACAACCTGGGGCGGCGCGCACGCAACATCCGTGTGGTACGTGCATGACTGGCCCGACCCAGCTCACAAGCACGGCGTATGACATTGTCATGCGTCTCGCCGATGGCAGCCATGTCGGCTTGACGTTGGCGAGAAACCCTGAATCGGGGGCACCCGCATATCAGGCTCCGTCCATTATTGATGTGATGCCTGATCAGCGGCAGGGCCAGAGTGACTGGTCATTTGGTCTTGGGCATCAGGATATGGAAGAGGCTCACCCGGAGTCGGCGCTCCAGGTGGCGTCGATGACAAACATGGCGCTCCTCGAACACCGGCACGCCTACCTTGCACCACGCATTGAGCCCATCCAGACCGATGGGGACTTCACCCCGGACTTCTTCCTGGTAACAAGTGGGAACAAGATCCTGGCCTTTGCGGGAGCCGGGGTCTATCGCTGGAACACCAGCTCCACAAAATGGGAGCTAAAAGACACCATGGCGGGGTCGATCTCAGGGCAGCCGGTCGAGTTCAACGCGACGGTGTTTGTACCACTTGGGAGTTCGACCGCCTACGAGTACTCGACCAATGCCTTCGACAGCGCCGGGACAGCGTCGAGCTTGACGGATGCGAACGCGTCAGGGTTCACGGTTTACCACAACGACTCCAACGTGCCACTACTCGTCAAGTGGGACGACACGAATGAGGTCAAGACCAACACGGCGGGGATCAACGGTGGAGCGCAGTGGGGGAGTGCCACACTGATTAGCAACACCACCGCATCCATCACCTGGCTGCTCCCCATGGGGGGATCGGCGCGCACAGACAACCTGATTGTTTTCAAAACGGACGGTCGCTACTCCTTTGATCGGGAGGGCAACATCGCCGATGAAAACCCAGACTTTCGATCATCACCGTTTGCCTCGCTGGGCACTGGGGGGATTGTGTGGCGGAACCAGAACGCCCTCTTTCCCATTCGGAATCGGGCGATTCGGTGGGACCCGTTTGGAGAATCCGAACAGGAGACGATCTACCCGCCTGCGAACGCCTTTGGATCACGCAAGAATTTTGGACAGCCACTGTTCCTGGCCGCTGACGAGAACTACGTCTACATGGTCATTCAGAACCTGGATGATGAATACCGCATCTTGCGCGGGTCCCCCACCGGGTTTCGTGCTCAAGGGGAGGTGTCGCGGGAGCAAGTGTGGGCGTGGGATTGGGGGATCGACCTCAGCACCAACACCTGTGATGTGCTTGCGTACATCCCAGAAACGGCGACGGGGAGCGACAACCCCTGGCTGCTCTTCCGCTATGGCAGCGAGGTACGCCACATCATTCTTCCACGTAAGGGACTGGTTGCGATCCAGGACAGCAATACCCGCTACGCCGAGACAGGGGAGTTTATCGGCCCCTGGATTGATGGCGGGGCGGCAGATCGGGACAAGGCCTACAAGTTCATCCAGATGGATGGCCGCGATCTGAGTGCTAGCTCCACAATCACCCCGGGTTACAAAACAGATGTGACGGGCGAGATGGAGGATCTGTCCTTCACTGCGCTCCCACCGTGGGCGGATGCGGGGACGGTCTACCAACAAACTGTCCCAGCTAGCACCGTGGGGCGGAATATCGCATCTCGGTTTAGTTTTCAGCGTGGATCAGGGCTACCCGCAGAGACGCCGATCTTGCGGGGGTATGCCTGGCATGCCTTCTATTCCGGCCAAAAAGTACAAGAACGCCGGTTCACCGTGCTCGCGGATGATGCACTACTGGCCGGATCAAACGCCCTCGACAACCAAACAGGGGCATATATCCGTGATTCTCTCAAGTCTGCCTGGCGACAGACCCAGCCAGTGCGGATCAAGGTTCCGGAAGGGGATCTGGTCGATTCGCATGTGGTGAGCATCACCCCCCGCCCGATCACCGTGACCAGCCTGGGAGCAACGAAGTTCCAACAGGTGATCGAGGTGTCGATGGTCGATGCGACCGAGTCGGCGGGGAGTGGCGTGATTTATGATACGGGCAGGCGATACGATGAGGGCCATGTATATGGGAGAGCCGACTAATGGGAACCAACTCTTTTTCAAGTAAAACGGCGGGGGTCAGCGAGATCATCGCGACCGACATCAACCAGTTCGTCAACGCCCTGACCGGGGCGGCGCAGTACCCCTTCTCCATCTTTGTCAACGATTCTGTGGATGCCAGTGTGAAGCTCTCCGAGGCGGCGGGCGCACGCAAGTTCAAGGTCTTGGACTCAGGGGCGACCGAGGTCTGGGCGACCGATTCGGATGGTGAGGTGTACTACCGGGGCACCAAGATCACCACCAGCGGGATTCTCAAGCACGAGTTTGGTGGGTTGGAGTTCAATGCGTCGGCGATCACGACCGGCGGGATGATCAAGGGTGATTCCTCTGGGGTGATGGAAATCCTCCCCAAGGGGGCGGCGAACACCGTCCTCACGATGGCGGCTGACGCTTCCGACTTTAGTTGGGCTGCCTCCGTTGGGGCGCTGACACACGAGGGTTCCCAGCTCACCGAGGCCTCGTCCAATTCGACCAGTGAGACGGACCTGATCTCAGTCACTTCCCTCTCGATCGCCGCTGCGAAACCGATTCTCATTCGGGCTTCGATTCGGAAGACAACCGGCACGAGTGACAATTACAGCTATGGCCTCAAGTTGAATAGCACGGGTGTTGTGGCAGCTGGTGGGGCGACCGGGATCGGCACATTGGCAACGGCGAGCGCCCAGGCGTCGAGCCTCGCCATTTACATCCCGCCACGGTCCGCCAATTATCTCCGCGCTATTCATTCCTCAGGCGGTTATATTGCTTCCGCATCTGGCATTCCCACCTACAGCGCCGACGCACCAACGGCCGATATTACATCAATCACCCTGACGTACAATGGGGCGAATTCGGACACGACCTGCTCCTGCGACGATATGCATGTCTTTACGGTGGCGACATCATGACCAAGAAGCGATACATGCGAGTCAAGGCGACCGGTGCGTGGGTGAAGGATCTGGAGTGGGGCGGGAGCGCCCTGGAGATCCCCCCAGAAAATCACTGCGCCGACATCGCGAAGGCCTTAGACATGGACCCGGCGGAGCTGGAGGCGGTCGATCGCGCGAGCGATCCAAGAAAAGGCACATTTGTTTCGCTTCCACCGAAAGAGCCATCAGAGGCTCCACTGAGCGAGGCTGAACTGAAACGGCTTCGTGCCCTACTCGATTAGTTAGGAGTCCTTCATGGTTAAGATTATTTCCGGCCCCGCTGCGGCTACGGCGAGTGGCGCGACGTATCTGTATAAGGATGCGGATGAAACCGTCAATAATTCCACCACGTTGCAAGACGACGACGATTTAACCTTCACCATGACGGCAGACAAACTGTACGCCTTTGAGATGGCCCTGCTGATGACGGGGAATTCGAGTGCGGACTTCAAGCTGAATATTGATGTGGCGTCGAGCGGCACAGCCGATTATCTGCTGACGTATGCGAACACCGGGTTGTCCTTTACAGGAGAGATCAAGTGGGAAGGGCAGAGTACGTCGGTCGGTGTGGATGGATCATGGCATCAATCTGTGTCGGCCAAGGCCTCTGGGATCATGGCCTGTGATGGGACGAACCGCCTTGTGAAGTTGCAGTGGGCACAGGCATCGGCCAACGCAAGCGATACGAAGCTTCTCAAGGGTTCATGGCTCGCGTACAAGGAGTTGAGCTAAATGCCAACACGATATGCCAGGGTAGGAAAGAAGTGGTTTGCCGCATCGCGGCAGAAAGACGGTCCCTTCAACGCGGACTTACAGGCGTGGGCGGACCAGATCGGTGCCGCGCACGGCTATACCCCTGGTGAGGTGGAGGGGGTTGAGGTTGCCGACGGTGAGAAAGATCCGCGCGGGCGCACCAAGCGGATTACTGACCCCCCGACACCGGCACCACCGCCGACACCGCGTGAAGCCGTCAAGGCTGCCCTGGAGCGGGCCAACACGGTCAAGGAGATCAAGGGTGCGCTGGCCGACTACTTCGACGGTCCGGGATGATCCGCAAGCGCGGCAAGAAGTTTGTCGTGACCTCCAAGAGCGGTCGCACGCTGGGGACACACCGCACTCGGAAGGCCGCGGTCCGGCAACTGGGGGCCGTGGAAGCGTCGAAGGCGCGCAAGACGAAGCGGAGTCGCTAGATGCCACGTCGACCGCCACAGCCGGAGACGAATGGCGACAGCTATCGCGCCACAGTATGGGTGATGTTGTCTCATTTGGATGATGAGATCGATGAGCAAAAACAGGCCATCGAAATGTTGCGATCTCGCATCGATAAACTAGTCCTGGCCACCGTCGGGATCAGTGGGGGTGTGATCGCATCATTGGCGGCCATTATTGCTATGGGTTCGTGACCGCGCTAGGGGTTATTCTGAGCGCGGCATTTGTCAGCGCGATATTCTTGAGTTGGTTGGGTCAAGGAATCTAGGAGAGAGCGATGCCACGGAAACAACGCAGTCCCATCCTGCCGCAAACACACGCGGCGATTGACAGCTTGCTGGCGCGATTGTGCCGGACAGAGACGCTCGCGGTAATTGGTGTCGGCGTGATCGCCCTTGTTGGGGATCTCGAAGCGGAGGGCATCATCAGTAGCGGTGCGGCGGCGACCGCTCTCGTGCTCGGTCGCAGCCTGGTCAAACGCGGCGGGAAGTAGCCGTGCGGACCACGTACCCGACGAAGCAGTTTCAATTCAAGAATTTTCCCACGATCGACGTGGGTCCGCCGCACTCGCTGTGCCTGCACACGGACGGCAATCCGAAGCCGCACTCTGCCCTGGGCGCGATGCAGTGGGGCGACCGCACGGGTTCGTTCAGCATCCATTACTACATCGATGCGGATGGGACGGTTTTTGATGGCGTCCCCGACGAGCAGCTCGCCTTCCATGTCAAAGAGTCGCGCAAGGCCGTCACCAAGGATTGGCCGGTCACCCATCCCAAAGTGTCCGGTCGGCGCGGCGACATCGGCGTGATCGGTATCGAGAACGTCATGGATGCGACGGGGCATTGGTCGCAAGAGACGAGAATCTCCCTCCTCCTGCTCGTCGCCGATCTTGCGCGCGAGTGGCCCCACCTCGCTGACGCGATCTACGAGCACGCAGACTTGGACCCGTGGCAACGTGCGGATGATGTGGGCGATGCGCTCCACTTGGGCGACTTCCGTGATGACTTGGCGGATCTGCTCAGTGGGGAGTCAACACCCTGGCGCACCGTGGGGGCAGTGGCGACCGGCACACGCATGCCCGAGTCGGCCCGGCCCAAGTTGACGATCGTGCCTGCGTCTGCGGCGGCACCAGAAACGCAACTGGCAGCGCTGGAGTCTCGTGTTGACGAGCTGGAAGAGACTTCGATCAAACTGACCGCGAGCCTTACCCGGCTGCGGGAGCATCTGCGCGAAAGTTAGCGCTGCCAGAGCCGATCGATCTCAAACTGCAATTCGTTGATCCGGTCCCGCAGGTCGTCGAGCATCTGGTCGAGATCGTCGTAGTCCACGATATCCTCTAGCTCACGAAACACATTGTCGATTTCGTCGCGATACTGATCGACGGGCTCCTGGAGCATCGCGAGCCACG